CTGAGGATTGCCTGTCAAATAGACATCCTGTGCGCCATAAGCTACTAGTTGCATTAATCCACCTCCCATTTTTTAATATTGCTAAAGAAAAAAAAATTACGAGATTTAATTAATTAAATTATTAATATCAATATTTTTCTCAATGAAATTTTTTAAATAGTTTTCTAAATATATTTCTTTTTTATTTTCATGTTTTTTTGTAAATACATATTTATTATTTTGTGCGCTTACGGTCCACCCGTCATCGAGTGCGTTATAAATAAATCTCATTTTATGAAAAATTTCCGTGTCAATGCACACATCGGACGTTGTGGAAGAGATATTGATATCCATCTAAAGGAAAGAGAGAAAACATAACTAATATTTTAACTATATAAATATCTAAAGGAAAGGATAATATTTTATGTAAAATATGCCATCATTTAAACCAAAGAATACTAAAAGTATAAATGTTAATCAAAAAAGTATAGTAACTTTGGATGGAAGACATAATCAAAAGACTTCGGAATTTTATAATGATATAACAATAACTTTGCCTAAATTAAAAAACATAAAAGAAGAGTATAAACAAAAATTAAAAGATCCAAAAATTATTTTTGAAAAAAAATTAGAATTAAAAGATGAATTAAAAAAAATTAGAAAACAAATAAGTGAAATAGGAAATAAAAAAAAAGATTATTTTTTAGAAAACTCAAATCTAATATTTGATTATTTTGAAAATAAAAAAAATATTGTTAATGGAAATAATAAAACAAAAATATTAGATAAATATTTTAAAACAGACAACACAAATGAAGACTTAGGTAATAAAGAAATATCTACTGTAGAAAAATATCTAACAAATATTGATGAACAATTTCTTAATGTTAAAAATTTTGTTATACAAACCGATATTTGTAAAAAATGTAATTTGGGTGAACTTATACCGATTGAGCATGAGGGGATTTTAGTATGTAATAAATGTTATTGCAGCATACCATATTTAGTTGAGAATGAGAAACCTTCATATAAAGAACCTCCTAAAGAAGTATGTTTCTATGCATATAAAAGAATTAATCATTTTAGAGAGATATTAGCACAATTTCAAGCGAAAGAAACAACACAAATACCACAAAAAGTTCTAGATGATATTAAAAATCAAGTTAAAAAAGAAAGAATGGAACTAAGTCAAATTTCAAATAAAAAGGCGAAAGATATTCTAAAAAAACTAGGTCATAATAAATATTATGAACATATACCTTTTATTAAAGATAAATTAGGGATTAAACCACCTATTATGAGTCAAGAGTTAGAAGAAACATTATGCAATTTATTTATGGATATACAAGCGCCATATGCAAAATACTGTCCAAATGATAGAGTTAATTTTTTAAATTATTATTACACGGTTTATAAACTCTGCGAATTACTAAATCAAATACAATTTCTTCCATTTTTTCCGATGTTAAAAGACCGAGCAAAACGTATTGAACAGGATGAAATATGGAAATTAATATGTAAAGAACTTGATTGGGAATTTATTCCTACAATTTAAGTAAAATATAATATTATGTTTACTTAAATTATTTAAATTTTTTAAAATATTTAAAATGTTTATTTACCTAGGGAATCCTACAAGATTTGCACCAATACCTAGACCAGCGCCGGAACGAGCGTTCACAGCAATGGAAGGCACGTATGTATCAAGGATACTAAATGTTGCGGCGGCTGTAAGTGAAATTAAAGCGACCTCATCCATGTTAAGAGAGCGTTTGGGGATTGCAAATGCTGCGATTGCAACCATAAGACCTTCAATTAGGTATTTAATTGCGCGTTTTACTAGTTCACCGAAATCTAAACCGTGACCTGCCATTTTATACTTATTATAAAGAAAAAAATTTATTCTATAAATTAAACATTTATGGATTAAATTACTTAAAATTTTTTTAATAGATATTTTTATAATGTCGAAATCAGTTAATAATAAAAAACGCCCTAAAGGCGTTGAATATAAAAACAATACTGATGGTTCTGTTAATACTAAATATGTTGATATTTTAGAAGAAGATCGTCCAATAGGAAATCAGAAATTTGTTTGTATGTCTTTTATCTCTCCTGAAAAATTAATTAAGCAGAGAGAATTATTTTGTTTGGAAAGTTATCTTAAACAATGGGATATGAATAAATCATTAGAAAAATATAATCAGTTTCTAAACTTTCTTTCATTTAAGTATACACTCACTTATGATGACCTAGTAACAGATTTTTCTGAGTTTTGTACCACTGAAAAAGACAATGTTTTTATGACTAACTTGGAAGATGATTACAAAACATATTTGGATAAAAACGAAGATAAGTTGATTGATAAATTTAAAGAGGAAAATGAATTTCAAACAAATATTAGGGGTGTTAAAGTAAGAGGTTCTTATCCTACACAGGAGGAGGCGGAGTTGAGGTGTAAAATGTTACGTGAAATAGACCCGAACCATGATGTATATGTAGGACCAGTAGGTACTTGGATGCCATTTGACCCGGAGGCGTATAAAACAGGTAAAGTAGAATATATGGAAGATGAATTGAATCAATTAATGATGGAGAAGACAAAGAATGAGAGTAAGGCGAAAGATGAATTTGAGAAGAGAATAAAAGAGACTAAACGTAAAGCAATAGAAGATAATATTAATAAGGCCAAAGAAAGCGGAAACAAATTAACACAAACGCTAAATAAAGATGGGAATCTTGTCAGTGTAAAAGACATGAATACAATTGATAACAAACTTGCCGATGATAATGTTGCCGTATCTGATATTCGTAGAGAGTTATTTGAAGGAGATAATGTTGTAACATCTACCCAAAATACAGATGCGGATAGAGGGTTAAGTAAATTAAGCGATGAATCTAAAAATAATTTAAAAAGAGCACTAGGTGTAAATGTTCCTAAATCTTTAGAGTCCGATAAATCTTTAGAGTCCGATAAATCTTTAGAGTCCGATAAATCTTTAGAGTCCGATAAATCTTTAGAGTCCGATAATGATATCACTGTTACTTTATCTGAGAAAACAAACAACGACGAATAAACAAACAACAAACAATAAAGATGATAACTATATCAAATATAACTTAAAATTTATATTTGATGTATATACGTTATAATGGTTAAAAATCCTAAATGTGCTTTTTGTAATAAAAAAACATCTATAGTAGATTCTTTATCTAGTACTTGTAAATGTGGTAAAGTATATTGTTTAAAACATAGATTACCGGAAAATCATGAATGTAATTATAATTATTTAAATGAAATAAACAAAGATGAAGAAATTGCTAAATTAAAGTGTGTGAAAGAAATGCCTAAAATATAAATTTACCATTTACTTTTTTTAACACTAATTTTTGGACCTGCTCTTTTTCTATTCGCAGTAGGGTCATACGCTTCATCTTCATCATCAGAAACCAAATCTTTAGAGATCTCCCAAAATTCCTTAGAACCCAATTTGAAAGCACCTCTTGGTTCTGCTTTATACCAAAATATCTGATCATGTAGTTTATTAGACTTAGCATTATTATTAATGACTAAACATTCATAATTTTCTGTACACTGATCCATTACCTGACAAAAACTTTCAAATGTAGGAAACATACCAGCATAATTTTCCCAAATACGTTTACGATTTGTAATATAAGGTTCTCTTAAAATAAAAACATAATCGATGTTTGTTCTTAAGTTAGGTGGAATACCTAATGGATATTGCATAGTAATAATAAGCATAATTTTCCAGTGTCGACCATTCATAAATAAAAGTCGCATCATCTTATCTTTCGCCCACGTTGCATCATATAAGCAATCATCTAATATAACAAAGGTTCTTGGGTCTATAGTAGTTCTTTTGTGATATTCTATTTCTTTTTTAACTTGTTTTAGGACAGTTTTTTGTCTTTTAAGAATATTTTCTATAATAGCAGTATTATATTCATCATGAATAAATAATTTAGGTACATGTTCTCCATAAAATCCATTCCCCGCTTCTGTACCGGATATCACTGTACCTATAGGTATATCTTGATGGTGGTAAATTAAATCTCTTACAAGGAAACTTTTACCGGTGTCACGTCTTCCTATTAAAACAACGACAGGACCACTATTTTCTTCTTGTTTAAATCTAATTTGAGACATATTAAATTTTTTTAGTTCCAAAGTCATTTATATCGTTTTAAGAAAATATAGGTTAAAATTTCACGAATTAAATATTTAGTTGAAATAATGGAGATGCACTATAGAAAATCCGACAACAAACTTTTGTTCTCTAACTTTAAGGATGCATCCCTTTTAAATGTAGAGAAACCACAAAACTATATTCCTCTATATTCTACTTTCTTTAAACTTAATGAAACAAATTGTAATAATATTAATCTTGATCAAAAAGAATTATTGATAGAATTAACAGAAAAAATTACTGAAAATAAATTTGTTGCAAATATAAAAAATACAAATGAAAATAATATACAAAAAAAACCAATATTTTTTAAATTATCACCCCTTCTTGACCCTATTAAATTTTTAATAGGAAAATATGGAACAAATGCTAACTTACTTACATTACCAACACTAGATATTAAAGAATGTCATCCTAAGTTTAGTGATCATAATAACGCTTCTTATATTGACAGTTTTTTTACTTATTTAACTAGTATGTTGCTTCATGAATACAAATTTACACATGGGATTGATTTTTATGGTTCATATTTAGCAATTAAAAAAGATTATAAATATAATATTTTTGAAGATATAGAATATTTACAAGACTCCGAATATTTTAAATCTAATAATGGCAAAGATGTTAATAATATTACTTTTTCATTAGATAATGAATATATTAGCGATATTATAGGAAGAGGTTCAAAATTTAATAAAGAAAAAATCACTCTGGATAATTCTAGTGAAAATGGAGATTGTACCTTAACATTATCGGATATAAGTGATTTACAATCATTAGATAGTATTTTTTCAAAGAATGAAGATGAAGCAGGCAATATTAATTTATTATATGAAGGAAAAAATACAAGTGAAAATTCTGTAAAAACATCTAGTACTTGTTCATCGCGCTCATCAGATACAAATTCCGATTCTAGTCGCGAATCTGATACAGAAAGTGATGATGATGAAGTAGATGATAGTAATTCTGATGATGAAAGCGGAACATCATGTGGTTCATCATCTGGTTCATCCTCTGGTGGTTCTGATTCTTCATCCGGTTCTAGCACAGATTCTCACGATGAAGAATTATATATTAACATTTCGCAATTTCCTATTCAATTAATTGCTTTAGAACAATGCGATCATACTCTTGATTCTTTCTTAACAAAAAATGATTTATCTGATGAGGAATGGGATTCTCTTGTATTGCAAGTTATTATGACATTAATAACTTATCAAAAAGTATTTGATTTAACACATAATGATTTACATACGAATAATATAATGTATAATAAAACTGACAAAAAATACTTATATTATCAGTTAAATGGTAAAAAATATCGCGTGCCTACATACGGTAAGATATATAAAATTATAGATTTTGGTAGGGCTATATACAAATTTAGAGGTAAAGTAATATGCAGTGATAGTTTTCATCCGGATGGTGATGCCGCAACGCAGTATAATTGTTTACCATATTTAAATGAGAAAAAACCGGTATTAATGCCAAATCCTAGTTTTGATTTATGTAGATTAGGGTGTTCATTATTTGATTTTATTGTTGATGAACTTGAAGAAAATGAGGAAATAGAAGAATTAAAAGATATTGATAATATTAATTCTACTATTAAAAAAATAGTTTTGGATTGGTGTAAAGACGATAAAAATAGAAATATTATTTATAAAAAGAATGGTGACGAAAGATATCCTGAATTTAAATTATATAAAATGATCGCTAGAACTGTACATAATCATATACCTACAAAAGTTTTAGAAAATCCATATTTTAATAAATATATTATTCAATTTGTATCGAAGAAAGACCATATACAAAATATTGATGAATATCCAATTTTTACTAATTAATTTTTAATCTGAAATTTTATAAATTTTATAAATATTATTTTATAAAATTTTATATTTTAAAATAAAATTGAACCATTTAAATACTTAAAATATAAATTATAACAATGGCATCTTCAACTATTTTCAATTCTTCTGCTTCTATGTCTGTTTCTGCGACAATCTCTGCAGATGAAACAGAGGTTTCCGTTGAAGAGAAGAAGAAAGTGTTTAATGTGTACGTAAAGGATTCTATGAATCCGGCGAACAAACTTCCCAATTGGTGTTGCCCTCTCTTACATACTGATATTAATCTTCCTATTGTAATAATTGCTAATGACGGTCAAGACCTTTCTACTGCTCGGCATAAGGTGTCAAAGTTAGTTCGTTCAGAATTTAATTGCCACCAGTGCGCTGAGAACTGTTGGAAACTACTGAAGTGTTACGGTAAACCAGGCCCTATTCTATGCAACTACGCTCACAATTCGGAACAATGCACTACAAAGAGTCAATCTCTTTATGACATATCAAAGAACTTTTATGATGGTATCATTTCAGACCCTACAAAGTTTACACTTGGCATTGCAACAGATTCCCTCCTCACAAAGGATAAGTTTAAGTTTGTAAATCCGAATCATTCTGCGGGCGTGCCTGAGGGAAAGATGTTTATGCACTACTCCGGGAATTGCGATACAATTAATTACACCGCTTCTAAAGCGGATTCTCCAATTCGTCTTATGGGTTACGCACTTAATAAGTATTGGATTCTAATGCACAATCTTCTTGTAAAGATTACTAGTTCATGGGATTCTCCAGGTAAGCGCCATTCTACAAAGCAACGGATTCAGACAATCATTAGTCTTTGCAGAGAGGTAACCTATGCAGAGGACCATTTCGGGTTTACACTTCAATGGATTAGTAATATTCTTGATATGTTTTCAATTCCATTTAATCGTCTTACTATGAATGAGAAGATTCGCATTGCGGCAACGGCAATTTGTAGCGGTAATGTTAAGTTTGATGATAACGGTGCAACAGGTGTGGTTCATTACCAGTTTGTGCAGATGAACGGGACGATTCTTATGTGGATGGAGTCTGCAACTAGTCGCTCTGCGATGAAGTCTATGATGACTAAACTTTGCAAACCCGGCGTGAAGGGTCGACGTGACCCAAATAAGAAGGTTTCTGTAGAGAGTATTAATCATGCAGAGAATATTCTAGGTGATTTCACAAATACAATTGCAACGACAAAGAGTCTTGAGGATTACTATAGTGGATATACTGGTCCAAAGTGTTTCTGGCAGGCGCCCGAACCTAAATCTGGGGTAAAGTCTGCGTTCGCAGATATGCGAACCACTTCGAAGAAGTTGTCGAGTAAGAAAGGGTTTTCTGTGCCTGACTGGGATCATCAGAAGCGCGTTGACGGCGGGTGGTCTATTCCAGATATCATTTGTGCTCTAGAGGCCGGTGAGAATATTTATATTAGTCAAAACCACGAAAATTGCATTATTGCTCACACTACAATTAATCCTGATTATCTTATTCACACACCAGTATCAGAGAAGGGAGGATTAATGTGGTCATTCCTTGGAAATTTGAACGGGTTTTCTGCATCCCTTAAGCAGAAGTACTCTTCGTGCAATAAGTTTAAACTTGTTGCTATTCATTATATTAAAGTAGGTGCATTTACGAATTATATCTTTGTAACGGATAAAAGTAACTTTCTTCCACAGTTTATTACTAATAACCCCGTTATGCTAGAGGCGTGTCTTTCTTCTCGCGGTAGTCGTCATCTTGGTCCGATTGTTGCAAAACTTCGTAGCACTACAACGATTTCAAGACCGCCGGTGGATGTTCGTAATGTATATGCAATGATTGGAATTGGTGCGTGTAAGTCACCTGATGGTAAACTTGTTGGAGGAAGTATTCCATTCACTATTTGTAGAGGTCAAAAGGATCTAGACGGATCTATCAAGTATTTCAAAAACCCTCCGGTTGCTCAAACACCTTGTCATCGCTGGACTATGGCAGGACCGCCAACGAAGCATTGTACCAACTGCGGGGCGCCTGTTGGTACTGCATATCAGACGTTTTGTGGAAACTGTGGTCGTAAGTTCTAAATAAAATAAGAAAATAAAATAAGAAAATAAAATAAGAAAATAAAATAAAATATTATATTAAATGATAAATATTGGTAATTTGATAACAACATTTTTTATTTCAGGGTCAACAGTTACAGGGATTACTTATTTAGGAAATCAATATAATCCTCTTATTGCAGGTATAGTATCAGGCATCCCTATTAGCATACCATCTATGTTATTAATTAACGGGAGAGAAAAACAAAAAAAATTTATCCACTCCGCATTTTTGATGGTTACATTATTGGCGATCATTACCGGGTTATGTGATTATTTTATGCATTATACTTCCTTATCTAGTTTATATTCTGTTTTTATCACATTTATATTATGGGTTATTGGCGCTTTTTTATATTATAAATATATAAATGAAAAATAAAAAAATAAAATAAAAAAAAAAAACAAAATATAAAACACAAAAAAATATAAAAAATATACAGAGTATATACATACTATATACAGGGGGTACTATAGGAATGTAATATAATAAACAAACAGGTCTGACGCCTGAAAAAAATCTTTTTAAAAATCTTATTAATAAATTACATATTACAAATGCGTTAAATATAAAATACAAAA